AGAAGGTTTATTATATCCAATAAGAGTTAATAAAAAAGATATGGTAATTGTAACAGGCAATCAAAGATCTTGGTTTGCTAAAAAACACGGATACACACATATATCAGCGGAGTTTGTAGAATGAATCTATCTAATTACTTTTGGTATTTTAGTGGAGTGTTAACTCCTAAATTTTGTGATGATGTTATTAAATATGCATTATCAAAAGAGGAAGTAATGGCTAGAACGGGTGGCTATGGTGATAAAAAATTAAACAAAGACCAAGTTAAAAACTTACAAAAGAAAAGAAGATCTGATTTAGTGTGGTTGAGTGAGACTTGGATATATAAAGAATTACATCCTTATGTTCATAGAGCTAATAGAGATGCTGGTTGGAATTTTGAATGGAGTAGATCAGAAGCTTGTCAGTTTACAAAATATAAATTAAATCAATATTATGATTGGCACACTGACCCTTGGGCTAAACCTTACCAAAGAAAAGAAGGTGATCCAGATAATGGCAAAGTTAGAAAATTATCTATGACTTGTCAATTAACCGACGGCTCAGAGTATACAGGAGGAGAATTAGAATTTGATTTTAGAGACTATGATCCGAATATGAGAGATGAAAGTAAACATATAAGAAGCGTACCTGAAATATTACCTAAAGGCTCTATCGTAGTATTTCCTTCACATTTGTGGCATAGAGTTAAACCGGTAACAAGAGGAACGAGATACTCACTTGTCGTATGGCATCTGGGATATCCATTTAAATAATATGTATATAAATAATTATTTTGTAACACCTGTATGGAGTGAAATAAAACCAGACTTTGTTAAGTCTTTAAACAAAGCGTCTGATCCATATATTAAAGAAGCTAAAAAAAGTAAAGAAGCTAAAGCTCATCTTAAAGCGCACGGCGACTTTGGTCGTTCGTGGCACTCAACACAATTACTAGCTGATACTCAATTTATGGATTTTAGAAATTATGTGGGTCAAAAGTGTTGGGAGTTTTTAGATCACTCAGGATTTGATATGAGTAAGTACACAACTTTCTTTGAACAAATGTGGGTACAGGAATTTGCTAAAAAAGGTGGTGGTCATCATTCAGCACACATTCATTGGAACACTCACGTCAATGGTTTTTATTTTTTAAAAGCTAGTGAGAAGACTGCGTGGCCTGTTTTTCACGAACCGCGAACAGGAGCAAGAGCAACTAAATTACATATGAAAGATCAAAAAGGTGTCTGGCCTGGAACTGAATTAATTAATTTTAAACCGGCACCAGGATTACTTATGTTTTTTCCAGGATATTTAGAACACGAATTTTCTGTGGATCACGGCAAAGCTCCATTTAGATTTATTCATTTTAATGTCTCGGCCGTATTAAAGGAGCACGCTAAAGATGTTTAAGCTAATAGATAATTTTTTAGATAAAAAAACATTTAATACTATTAGAAAAGAAATTAAATTAATGCCTTGGTATTATTCTCCCAACACCGGATCTACAACAGATGACTCTAATTATTTTTTTTATCACGTTTTATTTGCTCAAGGCAAAGTTCAAAGTGAGTATTATTTTAATTCTGTCTTATTACCCATTTTAGGTAAAATAGATTTTAAATATTTACACGGAGCTAAATTCAATTTGTATACTAAACAAGAAAAACAATTAAAAACAGAACATCATATAGATGATGAGATCCCTCATACTGTTTATTTATTTTCTTTTAATACTAACAATGGGTACACAGAATTTAAAAATGGAGAAAAAATAAAATCAAAAGAAAATACTATGGCAGTTTTTTCTGGAGATTTAGAGCATAGAAGTGTTAATCAAACTGATGAGAACACGAGAATTAATTTAAATATAAATTTAAAAAATGTCCTTTAAAAAAAATAAATATACAGTTATTCGCCAAGCAATATCAAAAGATCTAGCAGCTTTTGTTGCAAATTATTTTTCTATGCAGAAACAAGTTTATGACACTTGTAAAGCTGCAAGATATATATCTCCGTTTGAAAATATTATAGGTCATTATGAAAATGATGAAGAGCAAATCCCAAACACATATTCTCAATATGCTAATATGGCTATGGAAACTTTGATGTTAAAATGTCAACCGGAAATGGAAAAAGCAACAGGATTAAAATTATATCCCGCTTATACTTATGCAAGAATATATAAAAAAGGAGATGTTCTTAAAAGACATAAAGATAGATTTAGTTGTGAGATATCAACCACTATGAATTTAGGGGGTGATGATTGGCCTATTTATTTAAGTCCTAATGAAAATGTAGGAATTCCCGACGGTAAAAAAATAACTACTACTAGCCAAGCAAAAGGTATTAAAGTAGATTTAAAACCAGGAGATATGCTGGTTTATTCTGGATGTGAGTTAGAGCATTGGAGAGAAAAATTTAAAGGAAAAGAATGTATACAAGTATTTCTTCACTATAATAATAGAAAAACTCCGGGAGCTAAAGATAATATGTTCGATAAGCGCCCTCATTTAGGTCTTCCATCTTGGTTTAAACGATGATATAATTCTTAGATGGAGGCAGGGCACCACCACATACCCCCTGCTTCCTTTTAAGGATTATATATGTTATTAGGATTCGACGCATTTGCAACTCAACCCTTTTCCGCTTCAGCTAACGACGGAAATGTCACAGTTGTTGCCGAAAAAAATAGATTAGTTTTAACTATTGGACCAGTTGGTCAAGCAGTATCTTCAGTTAGTCAAACATCTGGAGCCGATCCTCTTGTTCTAGGAACGGGAACGGTTACCCTTAGTGGTAATGCTGAAATAGATTCAGGCTTAAAAAACCCATTAGTATTAGCTACTGGAACTGTTACTGTTTCAGGTAATGCGGTAGTAGATTCGGGTCTTGGAAATCAGTTGATTATTAGATCTGGAAGTGTTACTATTAGTGGAAATGCTAATGTAACTGACCTTAAGGTCCCATTAGTATTGACAACAAAAGAATCAGGAGTAATTACTTGGAATGAAATCATTCCGGGAGCAACTATGGTTTGGACACCAATAGACCCTTATTAATATTATGGCATCGACTTATTCAAAAGACATATCAATGGAACTCGTAACAACTGGTGAGAAAGCCGGTTTATGGGGAACAATTACAAACACTAATTTAAAAGTATTACAGACAGCAGTCTCAGGATACACAACTGTTACATTAAGTACAGGTACAACTACATTAGATTTATCTGATGGTTCGGCTACAGCGGATGGAAAACATATGTACATCAAATTGATTGGTACATTAAGTGGAAATTCTGCTTTAGAAATTCCAGCTACTACTAGTGGTGGAACAGCGAACAGAGTATTTTTTATTGAAGACGCTACAGTTAGAGGAGCAACTACTAATTATACAGTACAAATTTTTACGACAGGACAAAGTGGAGGTACTTATGTCAATGTACCTAGTGGTGCTAATGGTTTAATTTATTCAGTTGGAGCAACACCAGCTGCTTATATGCCTATTATGCAACCAGGTGTTAAAGAAATTGATTCAGCTACGGTAACAGCTTATACAGCCGTTTCAGGAGATGTTATTTTAATTAAGGCGGCAACTGCTCAAGTAACAATAACCCTACCAGCTGCTCCGGCTTTAGGTGATGAAGTGACTATTATGGACGCTTCAACAACTGCCGTAGGATTTGGAACTAATAAATGTATAGTTAATCCTAATAGTTTAAACCTACAAAGAGGAACTGGCAACTACGATATGGCTACAAACAATCAATGTATTGTTTGGTATTACACAAACGCGGCTATGGGTTGGCAGATTAAGTCAAATAGTACATCATAGGAGTTAAGGATGCTTACGAAAATTAAGTTTGCTCCTGGCATTGACAAGCAAGACACTGCTGTTGGAGCTGATGGTCGTTGGGTCGATTCAGACAATGTTAGATTTAGATATGGATTACCAGAAAAAGTTGGTGGTTGGCAATCCTTATTAACAGATACTTTAGTTGGTGTTGCAAGAAAAATGCACGCCTTCGTCGACAAAGATGGAAATAGATATGTGGCTATTGGTACAGACAAATTTTTAATTATATATTTTGAAGGTCAGTTTTTTGACATCACTCCTTTAAAAGCAGCATTAGCCGCAACGGTTACATTTGCATTTGATGGAACTACAAGTGTCACTCTTAATACTAATGGTGCTCACAATCTAGCCGTCGGAGATATAGTTAGACTTTCAGCAAGTACAATGCCTGGAGGAACAACTGGAGTTACGACAGCTAATTTTGATGATATAAATTTTCAAGTTATAACGGTTCCTAATTCTACATCTTTTACCATTACAGCCTCAACTGCAGCGGGACCCGCTGCGACAACAGGTGGTTCAGTTACAGTAACTCCTTTTGAAGTTGTTGGACCAGCTGCTCAATCTTATGGTTATGGTTTTGGTGTTAGTCCTTTTGGTGGAGCAGTAAGTGGAGCTGCGGCTTCTACTTTAGATGGTGCGTTGGCCGCGGATGCTAATGGTAATAATGGATCAGCTACACAAATTAGATTAGCTTCTACTACAGGTTTTCCAACTGCCGGCACAGTTATTATAGAAAACGAATTAATAACTTATACCAGTCTAGTTGGAAATGAATTAGATGGAATCACTAGAGGAACGAATGGAACTTCACCAGCAATCCACGCGGATACTACCACCGTTACCGACGCTACAGATTACAGCGGATGGGGAAGTGCAGTCGATGCAGCAACCGTTACGCTAGAACCAGGACTTTGGTCTTTAAATAATTACAGTGATACTTTAGTTGCAACTATTGCAAATGGAAAAACATTTACTTGGGATGCATCTATTGTCGCAAGATTAACTACGAGAGCATCACAGTCTACAACGGGATTTGAAACAACAAACAATCCAACAGCTACAAGAATTACTTTAATCTCACCTACAACACGTCACTTAATTCATTTAGGAACCGAAACAACTATTGGTAATCCACAAAAACAAGATGATATGTTTATTAGATTTTCTGCGGATGAAAGTATTAATGAATACACAGTTGAAGCAACTAATACTGCCGGAACTCAAAGACTTCAAGATGGTACAAAGATTATGGGAGGTCTAGTCGCAAAAGAAAATATTCTGATCTGGACTGACAATGCTTTATACACTATGAAATTTGTAGGAGCTCCTTTTACTTTTGGATTTGAACAGGTTGGTACAAACTGTGGATTGATTGGTAAGAATGCAGCAATTGAAATTGATGGTGTTGCGTACTGGATGGGTAACAATGGTTTCTTCTCTTTTGATGGTACTGTTAATACTCTACCTTGTTCGGTTGAAGATTATGTTTATGATAATATTGATACAACTAAAGGCCAACAAGTAAACGCAGGAATTAATAATTTATTTACAGAAGTGATTTGGTGGTATCCAACAGCTGGTTCTGATTATAATAGTAGATATGTCGTTCATAACTACGGTCAAGACAATGCGCGATTACCTATGGGTAATTGGTATACAGGAACTAATACAAATTCTATCAGAACAACGTGGACTGATTCTTTAGTTTACCCTAAACCTTATGCAACTGCTTTTAATAGTGGTAACACAGGGACGTTTCCAGTCATTCAAGGTGAGACAGGCTTAGGACAAACAGTTTTATTTGAACACGAAACGGGGACCGATCAGGTTAATCCTGATGGAAGTACAACTGTTTTGACTTCATTCATTCGATCGTTTAGCTTTTCTTTACAACCAGATCAAAGTGAGGTATTCCTAGCTATGAGAAGATTCCTACCTAACTTTAAAGTTCTTGCAGGGAACAATCAAGTAACGATTGGTATTTCAGATTATCCAGCAGATGATATGACGGACACAGCTTTGAGTCCTTTTACTATTACAACTGCAACTGATAAAATAGATACCAGAGCTAG